AAGCCCTCGGGGGAGCCGAGGGCTTGGATTGAAGTTATTCATAGTTGCTTTAACAGAAATACACGGATACACCTTTTAAGCAGTACACCACTTCGCATGCGGATCATGCTTCCGATCGCTGTTGCCCCCGGATTTTCTTGTAACTTTAGGGATAGGGTTAAAATCCGTGGACAAAGGCGACCGCTCCGCTTCTCCAGCACGATTCCGCCTTCTACGTTGAAGCCCTTCATGCTAGGCCTTTCAATGCAGCGTTTAATATGCCTCGCCAGTGATGACTTCATATTCATCCGAGGTGATTACGCCAAACGCAACATACTGTCTCATTTGAGACTTCTGTGCCCACTTTTTTTCATAGTAATACTTCAAGCGTTCAAAATCGTTCTCGAACATCGTCTCCCGCTCCTTTCGATCAGCTATTTTCAAGTGACAGCAACCGCAATTCAAGTCCCACGATTTGAGCGCCCTGTGCCTCGTTCTGTTGACGCAGCTCCAAGGCCTCCAGTTCCCGCGTTACCATCTCGCTCCCTAAGCGATCCATTTCATTAGGCTCTATTGGTTGAGGTCTGGTTAGCTCCTCGATTTCCTCTGGGGTTAGGCCTTCTACCCAAAGTATCGGCTGAGCCGGAGACTCCAGCACCGGCATGTCGCCGCGCTGCTCTTCAGGGAGTGCGTGCCACTTAGACAAGGCTTGTTGGAATGAATCTTGTGCTGCGCTTACGGCAGACTCGTATGCATTCCAGGCTGCGAGATCAAAGCGTGGGCGGAACAAACCGGGAGTCACCGGGATGCCGATGATGTAGCCGGAGATGTTGGATTCTGGTTCGTTGGGTGCTTCGCCTTCTGGTTGAGTTACGTTTTCTGTTGTCGTTAGCACATCTAATATTCCTTGTTGTATGTTGGAATAAAAAGGGACGACACCAGAAAAGGTATCGTCCACTAAGGTGTCCTCTAAATAGAGGCCGTCTATGTTTACTTTAGGTACTGCTTTCATGTGGTGCCTCCTTTATTGTTCAGCTAGAAAAGCAACGTTATTGAGCCATACAATAGTTGCCACAGTCATATCATTCTGCGAAAACAAAGTGACTGTACCATCTGGATGGATTAGGAATCTGAGCGTACCGTACCCTGTAGTTCCTGTACCATTCCTAGCAGACACAGGAAAGTATAGGACCTGCTTCGGACGGTATCCAACTGGCAATGTCAATAACGGTATTGTTGAGGACAATGTCCCATTTCCAACATTTCCTCGGAATATTACCATCCCATTCGACATTTTTTGATAAGCAAAATTATCCCCACGAGTCCATCCATTCAACAATGTCGGTGTAATCCATCCTGGCGCGTCCTTATCCACCTTTTTATTCATCAGCACGGATACAGCGGTCGCATTCTGCTGCACGGAGTCGGTCAACTCTTGGAGCATGGCCTTTTCGTTAGTAGCGTACGATCCGCTGAATGGTGCGATTGGCGACGTGTCCAGCATCTTGTAGGTAACAGAGTAGGCGGCGTAGTCGTCGTACTTTTCAGGAAAGCACTGCGCGAAGTACAAGCCCTGCCCGGCGCTACCTGCAGCTTTTATGTCCCATGCGGGGTCCAGTGCACCGTTTCTGTAGATACCTACAAACTCTTTCAGTTGATACTTTAGCCATGTGTTTACGTCAGCGAACTTATAATTTATTACCTTAGTGCCGCCTGTAGTGGCAGTACCATAAGGCTTTGTACTCTCCCTTAAAACAATCCCCGTTCCAACCTCGATCTGGTTATCGCCCTCATTAAATGTCAGCACACCCTCGGAAACGATCGGCTCGACCGTTGGCTTTGCGAGTTGGTATACGAGTTGGTAAGGTATGAATCCGTGTGTTGAGAGGTTCGTTGGTACAACATTAACAGAAACGCCTTGGACTAAGTTTCCTGAACCGTCTCGCGGCATCCATCCTTTTGTCCCTGTCCCATTGTAAGGCCCCCAAGTGTTACTTGAATCTCCCATATACCATCCCATAAAATACGCCTTAATCTCGCCGGCTGTCGGTGTGTAGTTGTCACCCCAACCGCTGTCAGTATTGGAAACCCAAACATATACGCTCATATTATCAACCGTTACTTTGTCAGCGCCTCGGTTGAAATTATATTCAGGTAAAATTTTACCGTCGTACTTTACCCCGTAGGAACTGCGCTCCCTCACGTTCTTATCATGAAGATAGTACACAAGTTTAAAACCGCTACCAGCTTCAAGGCTAGGAGTCCATGCCTGTTCCCCACTCAGTATAACTCTCTTCCATTTCGCCAACTGGAAATACTGCCCGTCCTTTTCGAACACTTCGTCAGCATTCGCACCTGTCAGCGGATCAGCGTATAAGTCCGTTTGCAGCGCAAGCATAGCGTCTTTGCGTGGCTTGAATGGTTTGGCTTCGGTGCCGAGTGTGAGCATAGGATTTTTAAAGGTAAACGTCCCTGGCGCTGTGTTACCCGTCAGAACACGCGCAATAACAGCCCCATCTGGAGCAATTACAGTTTGTCCATTTGTGTTTTTTGGTGTGTACCCCAAGCTGACCCCATTAGCGTCAAGCCATTGAATGTTAATATAAGCAATGTTACTATCCTCTGGCGGGAAGTATGAAAGGGTATATGTCTCCCCTGCTCTTATTGGAATACGCACACCTGTATTTTGAGTTGATCCCGTTGCTGTTTGGACGAGGGTATAAGCATCGGCCATTTTTGCCGTGGGATGAATGTCCCAATCGTAAAACGGCGGCAGCAAATTCTCCCCATATCGAATCGCATACGGATTTCGTACAGGCTGTACGCTATCGACGTACGGATATTGGGCATCTACTTGTTCCGGTGTCATGCTGTCGATTGCAGCGTATTCTTCTGCCGATATTTCGTATAGACAAAGCGCATCAAATACGGCTGCTGTCGTAACCGTCGGGCTACCGTAAACATATAACGTAATATAAAAATCTTTAACTGTTGGTTTAAACTTAATGCTCTTTCGTACAAATGATATGTCACTGCCGGGAGTAAAGCGGATAAAAGATCCGCCGCCAGTCTCGTTCGCAACAACTGACCCTGCAGTAAATGCCACATCTAATTTACTAAGTGCATATCCAGCAAGAAAGTAATATTTTGAAGTATCCACCTCTATTTTTTTGTAAAACTCAGCTGCGTTACCCAATGTAGTGTTTGTTGCTATTACACCTTTGGATCCCCTAACATATCGACTATCTGAGGATATGTTTGTTCCCGATGTCGCTGTCCACTTTGAAAGGTCCTCGAAATCCCCATCCCGCCCCAACAAATTCACCAACGTCCGCCCCTTAATCCCACTTAACTTAAAAGGCGCGCTTCGCTCCGCGTTCACGATCTGAAGTCCCGGCTGGAGCACGACTTCCCTGCGTTCTTCTGTGTCCAGGCGCTTTTCCAAAGCGTCGATGGACGCACTGGTTTCACCNGCGAACNGATCNACGGCATCCGCGTTCTGATCNATATACTTCTCCAGATCGAAATACGTCGTGGACGGCGAGGNTCGATCAATTTTGTTCAACCCGATATTCGGCGTAACCGGATTCGTCATTTAGGCTCCTCCTCCCAACAATCTGTCTTGTGTCGTTGCCGATATTTCCTCAAACGTCATGCCCTCTACCTCGGCAATGGTGAGGTAACGCAGGGCGTAATCNACNGCCATATGNGCGGGTTTGATCTCCTCAATGGCCGATTTCAAATCGCTNAGATTTGGCGGAATGCCCAGCGTATCTCGAAAATGAATCGTCACTTTATACTCCGCCGGCTGGACGGATACCTCGATGCTGCCCCGCTCATAGGCTTGCGCCACATTTTTGAGCATGCTGGCTGACACCTTCCCGCTCCCCCGCATCTTCGAGATAATCACCGACCGCCGCTGTTCAATCGGCTTGGATAAGTTGACCGGGATGTTCAGATCCTGCTCATACCTGGATAGCGCCCAAGTGGCGGTTTCGGGATAATACTGGTCCAACTGATCCTCCAGTTCTTGCGCCAGCTTGTCCAACTCAGCCCCTTCGGCTCCGGCAATGGCTTTCATTTCCCGGACATCATGGTAATAGGACGGCAAGTAACCCAGCCAAGCTTCAGCTTTACTCATCGGACCGTCACCGTCCCCAGGACAGCTACCGCCTCCGGTTCGATCGGAATGCTGTCCGTTCCTCCGTTCACGGTCAATACCTCGTAGTCGATGACAGACGGAATATCCAAAATCACGTTGGCAATCCGGTTATACCGGACCAACGGGTCGGACATGGCGAGGTCTTTCAGATACTGGCGTACGCCTTGTTCAATCGCTTCCAGCACACCATCCAAGCCAGCCCCATCGAGCAGCGTAACCTGCACTTCAATATGAATTGGCACTTCACTCGCCCCCACAACGGTGACCACCGAACCGACGGGAGCCGCCCCTTCTCCCATGCCATCCATGGTCGGATCGATATGCTGCTGCACTGATTCCACTACGGAAGGCGTAGGCGAACGCATCTCGTTATCCAGCAGCACCACCTTGACCGTGCCGGGTCCGTCCCATAACGGAAAAGCCTTGGCCTTGCCGACCCCGGCTTTCTCCCTCGCCCATAACTCATACTGATTCCGGTTCGCACTGGTCACAGGCCGGGAGATTTTTTCGCGGTATCGGTCATATAACGCTTCATCCGATTCGGTATCTTCGCCAGGTACCCAGAGCTCCACCAGCTCGGCCTTTACCAAGCCTTCAACGTATTCCAGCGGAAGCAGCGAACCGAATCGACGGTTGCCTTCCTTCCCGCTTGTCTCGCATTCCAGCACGTACTGCCCTGCACCCAGCCGGGTCATGACTTTGTAATTCAGCGGATCCAATGAAAAACGGCTCCCTATAGCCACATCCACCGGGGCGCCGTTACTGCCCGAAAATTGCCCCAGCAGCTGCGCTTTTGTAGCCTGCTTGCGGGTCAGTCCCGACCAGGCAATGCTCCGATCCAAAAATTCGCCCGATGCCGTAGCGGCAAATTTCAGGTTCATGGAATACTCCAATTCCANGTACATNTGGGCAAGCTCAGCCGCAGAAGGCGCCAACGCATCGTAGATGATGCTGCCCTCTCTTTTGTCCATACCCTCCGGGATGCGATCCAGCATCCGCTCCAGAATAGCTTCATACGTCTGTTCTTCAACCACTCTCCCTCACCTCCTTAGTCATACTGTAAGTTCCATGCACGCTTTGGACCGTAAACTCCGCTATGGCTAACTCGCCCGTAAACGTAATGTTCATGTCATCCACTGACAGCACGCGATCATCCTGCAGCAGCGCTTCCTTGATATGACGCTCGATTTCAGCATAGACCCACAGCGGGTCGCGGCCAATGACGGAGTCCAGCTCCTGCCCATAGTTGCTGCTGTAGATCAAATGCTCAAAACGGCGAGTCTGAAGGATTTTGACGACAGCCTGTTTAATGGCCTCAAGCCCGTCAATGTGACCGGATATCGTCCCTTCCTCCAGATTTAAGCCATATGTCAAACTAGGCTGCTCCAAGGTTTCCACGATCTCGCTACCCGGCTGCAGCGTTCCTCCTTGCGGGATCATGACGGCTTCACCAACCGATCCAGCACGAGATACGTTTGCCCGCCCTGATAACGTATGAGCAGCACCGTGTCTCCCGTTTCCAGCCCTTTTCGAATCACATATTCCGCGCCGCCAATGTTCAGCTTGTACTCGGTCATCGACTCTCCGATAACTAAAAAATCCTCCGTCAGGCTGAAACGCTGATCCACGTTCACCTCCAGAGGATGGATTGATGTGACTGTGCCGTACAGCACCGCCATCGGGTTTGTGCTGCCCACGGCGCTGAGACTGGCTTTTTTGATAATATCCAGCATCACTGCTTACACCACCTTCATATTCAGCGACATCGTGTGCGTACCGTCCGAGAATTTATGCGTACACTCATCGATNAGATACGGCTTCAAGCCTTCTTCCGGCAGATTCACATAGATCGTGTTTCCGGCACGGACCCGTAAATCCCCGATAGCCTCGATCGACAGCGTCTGCTGCTCCCTGTTCTTCAGCTCCAGCAAATTTTGCGCTAACTGCTTCAATTGAGCAGGGTTCATGTTCTCGTCAGCAACCTCGAATAACTGGAGCAGGCCCCACTGGGCAATGTTTTGTCCGTGCTGATATAGGTAAACGTCCCGCTTGCCCGTCTGCTTGTTGTCCCGCACGACTTTGATGCGGTTGTACGTCTCGTTGTCGATGCTTTTTTTATATGAAAAATCCGTCATGAGGCTGTCTTCTCCCACCGCAAGCATGAGCAGCATGTC